AAATTGCTGTGTTGTGATAACTGGTGCCTGGGTTACCAAAGCTGACAGCAATGTTGCCTGTGTTGACAGCATCACTCCAGTTACCAACTTCTAACCAATAGTTTGGATTGGTATTGTTAATACCAGTGTAACTGTCCAAGTGTATTTCACCACCATTAACAGGATTTAATGTAATACCAAAGTTTCCGTTGGTGTCGTTCTTGGTAGTAATCGAGTAGTTGTTGAAACTGATATTGCCTGTGTTGGCCGCAATGTTGACCACAGTATTAACATACTGTGCCATTGCTGTGTTGGCAGTAACGATTGCACTATTGGCACCTGCTACGTTAGCATTAATCAACGCAATATAATTACCAACGGTATTAAATTCAGTTGTAGTTAAATTAGACAACAAGTTAACGTTAGAATTAATAGTGTTAACATAGTTAAACAACGAAATGTTGGCTGTTGCAATATTGGCAACATTAGAATTAGTTGCGGCAATGCTGTTTGTAAGATTAGCAATTTCTGTTTCTTGGCTGGCGGCATTTGATTGCAATGCGGCTACCTTTGTGTTTACATAATTGACTACGGATACGTTGGCTGTTCCAATTGCGGCATTAACGGAAACAATATCATTATACAATACTGTGGCATTGGCTTGCCAGTTTGTGTTTACTGTAGCAATAGCGGCATTGGCACCTGCCACGTTAGCATTGGTTCCAGCTAGTGATGCCAATAGTGCGTTGATTGCACTACCTTCTTGTGCTAGGTTAGCGGCAATTTCTCCTAAGGTATCTAACATACCTGGTGCGCTGTTTACTAGAGTGGCAATAGCTGAATTAACTGATACTGTGATAGCATTGTCTGTGTAAGATTTTAATGCTGTGTTGGCAGTAACAATGGCCGCATTGGCCGCATTAATTTTTGATGTAACTGCAGAGTTTAGATCGTTGACATAATTTACCACTGCGGCGTTAGCTGTGATAATCTGCCCTGCTGTGATGTTAGCGTTATATTGTAATACGTGAATTTCTGATTCTTGGCTAACGGCATTGGCTTGTAAATTGGCAACAGATGCTAGTAGGCTAGTGCTGTTGGCAGTTAAATTGGCAATAGCCACGGACTGGCCTGCGGCATTGGCTGTTAACATTGTTACTGCTGAATCTACATAAGATTTCATTCCTACGTTGGCAGTTGTAATTGCGGTGTTAACTGCTGTACCCAATGCGGCAATTTCTGCCACTGCTAAAACATTACCTGCTGTAGTTTGTGCTGATGCCTGTGCATTAGCCGCCGCAATAATGTTTAATACAGTAATATTGTTGGATTGTAGTCCCAAAACATTTGATTTCAAGTTGGCAATGTCCATGGAGTTCAAATTGATGTTGAATCCAAGTGTGCCAATTAGTCCTGATCCGCTGTCACCAACGCGATTTTGTTCTGCGGCCAAGACACCAAGGTTAGCGTAGATATTTCCAATGTTGGCGTTTAGTGTTGCCAAGTTTGTATTGATTAAAGTAGCACCGTTGAATACTGCGTTTGTGTAAGCCATTGCGGCAGTATTAGCAACCGTTACTAAATTGTTTACATAATTTATAGTGTTAGTATGAGTAGTATCAGTATAGGCATTTGCGGCCGCTGTTTGGGAAATTACAAAAATATTGCTTGCCGCACCTTGTACATCATTTACATACAGTTGAATATTGCCTTGACGTCCGGCTACACTCATTACAGGACTTGTGCCTGTATCAAGTTCGATATTAGCAAAGTTTTGGTCTATTTTTTGGAATGCTACTCGTAAACTATCGCCAGTTCCATCATTGGCTGTAGCACCTGTATATACGTTTGCGAAAATGCTCATCGGAATTTACCTTATTATGCTGTATTTATGGCATAATGAAAAAGCCCGCACTCGGCGGGCTTTGATGAACTGTTAATAGTATTTACAATCCTAGCTGTTTTGCCTGCTCAAATAGCTCAAAACTAGCCAAATTTTTACCTTTGCTTTCGCATTGTATATCAAAGTCGGGCCAAAAGCTCAAAGCCCATTCATTGACCTTACGATTCCAATAAAAGTCTGAGTGTGCTCTAAGTTTTTGTTTCTTGTAGCCTTCTACCAAAAGTGCCGCATGGTCGGGGGCATTGAGTGGATCATGTCCCACAAGTACATCTTCGCGGCTGACAGAGTAATGGCAAGCAGGGCGAACACCGCGCCAACTGTCAACAACTCTTTTGACACGGTCGTCCCGTGGGTCAATGTATTCGCCTTCACGTATCCAGTGATGATGAATATCGAGTACAATAGGAACAATATCAGAAATGGCAAGACAATCATTTAACCCCCAGGAGTTTTCTTCGTTTTCGATAGTAATACAGTTTCTTGCTTCTGGCGATAATCGTTGGTACGCACGGCGGATGCCTTCTGGACCTTCTCTACCGGAGATGTGGACGTTGATCTTGAAATCCTGAAAGGATAGGCCGAAGCCCATCCAACGGGCCATATTCGCATGATATTCAAACTCCTCTAATGAACGTTCGACAATGCCTGGGTTAGAACTCGCAAGCACAGTAAATTGCCCAGGATGAAAAGACAATCGCACACCGCTATTGCGAGCAATGTCGCCCACTCTCTTAAAGTGGGTTTCGGCGTATGATAACACGTCAGGTTGAAGCCAATAATTAGCAAAATCAGCGTGAGTATAGCAAGGAAGGATGTCGCTAGAAAGCCTAACCATCCTAAGAGCAGGGTCAAGTTGGGAGACACGGGTTACTAACCTTTCTGTCGCCGCAATATTTTCTACCATTAAATCCCATAGCTTTTGTTCTGCAACCTCTCGTGATTGTCTATTTAACCAAGCCACTGTAGTGGTACCGGTATTGTATTTACGAGCGTCGTCTGTAGATTTAATACCCTCGGTTTGACCGTGGTGATCAATCCACTTACAACAAAAGCCGATTCGTTTAGTCATTGTATTGTTGCACCTGCATATTCTGTACCGCCTATTTTAATCATAGCAGTATACATTATTAGTCTTTCAAACTCAACCAATTCGGCGTCGCTTACAGCAGATTCTGGTAAGTCACCTTGTACTACTGCCCACAGGCGCATAGCATCATCTTCGGTTAACCAAGTGTCAAATGCCATTAGAGTTCCATTATGTGTTTGATAACCTGTTTAGCTTCAGGGAAACCTTGGCGCTCTTTACTAGCAACTACCTGTTCAATCATGTCAGCCTGAATATCATGTAGGCCACTGACAAAGGTCATGATATCTTCGGGCTGAAGTGTCATTTTGATATTATACAGTTTTTTTGGTTCCATCGTTGGTATCCTCTATATGTACTTCATCATATAAACCGCACTCTTTCATTTCTTCAGCAAGTGCGTCGGCTTCAAACACATCGTAACATTGTTCGTGCCTAACTGGCCGACCGTCTTTATAAGCAACTACAGTTATCATTCTTTTTCTCCAGCAATTCGATCAAGACCCGCTTTATCAAGCCCTAAGTTCTTTTCCCACATCTCTTTATAAATGGGTTTACCGTCGATAACAATCATGCGCTTACCAGAATCTTCGTCAGTGTATTCATAAACCCAATCACTTTCACGATCTCCGGGGCAAAAGGTGTCCCTACATTCTAGTGTTCCAACAATTACATGGAGACCAAAATATATAATTGCAATGATTGCCAGTATACGACCGTAATACATTTTAATCCCAGTCCTTTTTACCACCATGGCGTTCGTTATACTCGTAACCGGCATAGTAAGCTTCTACCTGGTCCGGAGTCATCAAGTCCTCTTCAACTTCGCGACTGTTATAACTGTCGCCTAAATAGAAGTGTGGCTTGCATGGACGACTGTACCACGAGTCAGCTGATCCACGATCAAATGGACCACCGTGACGACTATCGTATTTCTTGCCGTTGAATTCAATGTAACAGAATTTATCTTCTACTAACATATTAGTTGGCCTCGTAAGCAATTTTCAACTTCTTCATAAATTCGGCACGAATCTTTGCCGCTTGTTTTGGAGTGTATGGAGCATCATCTGCTGATACTGTTCCTACTACAAGTTTAACATTTTTTGCTTTAACTGTCTTAGGCGCAGGAGCCTTTTTTGCAGGTTTTGCAAAAGGGTTTTCGTCTTTGACGTTTGCAGTAAACAAGGCAAAAATTTCTGGTGTTTCTTTGGCAAAGAATTCGGCAGTCAACGCCCACTTGGCGGCTTCTGCTTTGGTCATTGGGTTAGGGAGAACGTGCATACGAACATCAGTGTCGCCCAATTTTTCAAGTTGAAAAATACGCTTTTCATCGCCGGCAGTACGAAACTTGAGTTCGCCCGCAACACGACTGTAGCCTACATAATTGATTAGTTTTGTCATACTAGCTCCTTGTTAATTACTATACATACATTATAGCATTTTGGGAATTTTGGGTCAATCGGCGTCCACAGGTAAACAACGGTACTCACGCTGATATTGTACTTTTAGGTCAATGCTTCTTTGTATCAGTTCTTGTTGCTGTTGCGAAATTACAACACCCGGGGGAACAACAGGAACAGCTCTAGTTTCATAAATGCTACGAATAGCACGTTGACATTGGTCCTGGGTTTGATAATGTCCCATTACCGCAGGAGTTTGATTTACGACTGCGACAAATAATAATGCGTACATACCAACCTCGTTAGTTACAATATTGCTAGTATAGCATTTTGGGATTTTGGGGTCAACCGTTTTGCTCACGGTTAGGGTGCTTGGACCGGCGCTTATACAAGTCCTTGCGTTCGACCCGTTTGGGCTTAAACGGGGTGTCGCTTAAAAACAACACTCTGTGAGCACGAGTTTTTTGTGGGATTTTAACAACAATCTTATTCATAGTATAGTAATTATACTATTTTGGGATTTTTCAGTCAACTAGTGTAGCGTGTTAGTAACTTGGTCCGGATCGCTAATACCAAAAATTTCAAATATTTTTGCTATTTTTTCTGGAGTTACAAAGGGCATATTTTCAGGTAAAAATACTGACTTCAATTCACCGTCGGGTCCTAGTATAAACCCATAATCCTCTTCACCAAGGTCATCTTCGTGATAACCATCTTCGATTGCTAATTCTTCTGATAACTTGCTCATGATGCCTGCTCCAGTCGTTTAATATACTTATCGGCTTGCTTTTGTAATTGTAGCATCACTTTACGATCTTTCCTAAAATATCGGAGGTAGAGTTTATAAACTTTAGTCGATTCCATGGGTCTATTATAAACTACCATTTCGCTGGCTACGTTAAATGCGTAGGCAAGTATTTCATCTTCGCATCCTAGATAGTCCCGCATGGTTTCACTGTAACGTAGTAATCGTTTTGTGCGGTACCCGCGACCAAATTCAAAATTGCGTTGGCGACAATAGTATTGATGTAGGTATTCGTGAGTTACAGTATCTGCAATGTGAAAACTCATTGAGTCCCAGTCGTAGTCTTTGATCCCAACTCGGCGACATCTTGGGTTGAATATTAAATTTACATAGATACAGGGTTTGTTGTCTTCATCATCGTAGGGACGATATTCAGCATGTATGTAAAAGTTTTTCTTGGTCATTAATGCGTCGCGTTGGCAACTAAATCGTAGCCGACTATCACGAAACTGCATACGTAGCAGGTGCGTGAATTGCTCTGGCGTAAAAGTCCGGCCGCTGTGGCGTGTGGCCAAAGACTTTATACGCTCAAAAGCTGGAAAGAACATTTAGATTTTTTTTGATTCACTATAGAAAAGATGGCCGCCTACACGAGCCACAAACCGTTTGGTTTTAGCCCACACAGGACGAATACCAACAGCATGGAAATATAGTGCATCTCCAAACTTGGCTCGATACTCAGTGTAACCATCATTAAGTACTTCGTGTGCTATGCGTTGACTTTCAGTCCAGCGTTCATCTGCTGTAGTGGGTTTACGCATGAAATGACAAACCCAACTAAACTGACATACAGGAACTTGCTGTACCCGTACCTCATTGTGAGTCACTGCTTCGGGACGACCAAACCATCCGGTCTGAACCATTTCAGTTTTTTGTAAAGTTTGTTGGCGTACAAATACTGTGCGTTGATTTACAACTCCACATATACCGTTACCAAAACGATTATCTTTGACTCGATTGATTGTTACGATTGCTACTGCAACCTTACCCTCTTCAGGTTCGCTTCCAGCTTCGTAATAAATGTTACGAGCTAGACAATCTTCATCTTTGCTGGTAAATGAAAAATCGATCCAGGGTGTTGTGATAATTTGAACCAGACTGTCTAATTTGTCTCGGGTTCCTGTGACAATTCTGTCAACAGTTGTTTGTGCTTCAACAGCGTCTACTTTGGTAATAAAGTTCTGCTGTACTTCATCTGCATGACCGGGTGCCATAACGGTCAGGGCGATTATTGATGCGACGATTGAAATCATCTTCTTCATACTTCGTCCTCCTTAAATTTTACTGCGTGTGATTATTTAAGTAACCATACACCCAGTTATAATACTATATTACACAGACAAAGTCAAACTAAGTAAAGGATTTGACAAAAACTTGCCATTAAAACCCTACTGATTCTGACTTATGTATGTAGTTAATGGTATATTTTGTTGTTGAGCTTGATAAATCATGCCAGCTGGATTAGGATCATTGTGTATTATGATTCCTTGAGCAGAAAACAATTGAGTATTGATTTGCTCAGCAATGGCGGCTCGAATTGTATCACCTGCCAAATTATCTGTGATTAGATTGGCAAAAAATTGATAAGTTTGATCCTGAGTTTTATCAGATGCAGTAGTGGGCAACTGTTGAGCAAACCCTTTTAGGCCATCTGGATATCCTGCATTGAATACTACACCAGCCTTGTGTAGGTTTACTACTTCGGCATTTAGGTGTGTAATTGAACGTATATACGCTTGACGACATAATTCTAAATCTGCCGAGTCAGGAACACTAGATAAAATAGAATTTACTGAATTGACCGCACTAGTCACTGGTCCAAGGTCTGGTGCTGGTTGAGTGTTAGCATCGTAACTATTATAGTAATTGATATAAGTCGATACAGCAGAATCTAAACTACTCAATGCCGATGTTAAGCCGGCAGGTACCAAGGTTGGATAATATCGATTTAATGTTGTAACAGAATCAGTGTGCGGCATTCCAGCCACTGCACCTAAATAGTCCGACAGTATAGGATTAGTAAATGGGCCTTCACCGTTACCAGTTATGTTGTTCATTGCTGTAACAGTAGAATCCGACAATAATTTAGTGCCGGCTGTAGTTGCCGCTGTTAAATGTGGTAGTGCAGGAACTTCCAGGCTTGCTAGAAATTCAGCCATTGTTGCCCAAGAACGGAAATATGCTTTGCCTACTTTGTTTTGTACATACTGACTAAATGTATTAAAATCAGCGATGCCTATAGATGATAATTGTGCTCTGGTAGGAGCATCGACTACCCGGCTAAAATCTAAGTAATCGTTTAGACTGTAAAGATTTGCGCCAGTGGGTGCTACAAATCCAGTGGCACTAACAATACTAGTTAAATTGGCGCCTGTTATATTAGAAAAAATACTGTGTAATACTTCTCGACTGCTACCCGATACTGTGGTTGTAACTGTTTGTACATTGACACTAGGCAAATCAATTTGTCCAACATAACTTGTATAACTGTTGGTAGCAGGCGTCACCGTGGTTGTTGTGTATGGTTGTGGTACTGCTGATAGATTGCTTGGGTTTAAGCCAGCATTAACTATTGAGTCAGCCAAATTGCCCAATGAACCAAATCCTTGGTTCAGCAAGTTTTGACCAAACACATACACATCAGCAACAGAATTAATATTGTTGATGTCGTACATGGTGCCCCAATTTTTTACAACGCCACTGATTAAATTGCCGTGAGTACTGATTCCATCTGTTGCTAAATCCAATGGGCCAGTATATCCTATGCCACTTTGTGCATAAGTTTTACCGGTTAATAAATGTACACTAGATACTAAGTCAAAGTTTGATACCATGAATCCCTGTGCCACTTGAAATACGTTAGCAAAGCCAGTCATGCCATTAGCAAAAGGTAATTGAGCCTGTGTGCCGAGTATGTGACTGTAGCTAGCTGTATTTGCTATAGGGTAATAGTTATAGCCAATGATAGGTTCTGTAGTAGCACCAGAATCTGGATCAGTGGTCCAGTGTGCAGGATTGGGGTCATATATAGGAGTAATCAATGTAGCGTAAGTATAAACATTGCCGCTACAGGTAGGAGTAATATTGCCTGGATAATAGTCAATCATCCACCCATTGATGTTCTGTTGAATACTGGTTACAGTTGAAAATAAATTAGCCGCCGCATTGCCCGAGTTTGTAACATTGGTAAAAATATTAGCAATTAACTGTATGGGTCTATGACTTTGAAACGTTGATATCTGTGCTAGGAGATTAGCCGAAGGTGCTAGACCTTGGCCGTTGATAACAGTATTAAACGAATTGATTGATAGTGCCGATGCCATGTTGTTATCCTAATGCACCACTTACAATTACATTCTTTACAGGACTGACCAAAACCCAATGCCCACAAGTAGTCAAGCTACCTAATGGTCCTGCTAGAGCAACAGGTTTGCCTTCTACTAAAATAGTAGGAATTCCTTCAACTACCTTGGATGATGCACAAGTAGGATTAAATCCCGGTGCCTTGGGATTGTTAGGATTGCCATGATAAGTGGCCGTACACCCGACTGTGGCAACTGGCAAACTCATTGCCCGTACTGTGTTAGCACCAGGGTTTACGGCCAGCATACCAATAGGTGCTTTGGCATTGTAGCCTTCTACACCGCCGACTGCATCTAGTTTACTGGTTATTACTGCTATTGGGCCTGTTGGCATTTACGTTATGATTCCACCTTTTGACACTGGTTCAATGCCGGTAGTGGTACGAATGTAATGTGATTCGATTTGGTCAATTACCGGGGCATGTATAATTACATGATTTTTATTCAGTGTTACATTAGTATTTATATCCCCGGAAAACAGGCTTTGTACTAACCCTAGGCCTTGATTGCTAGGGATTACAGTACAAGGGCGATTTACTACATAGCCTGTGTCTGTTTCTTCTACTAATTTTGCTACGATTTCGTCTCCATTGACGACTTTGAAGCAGACTATATCGCCTGCGGCATAACCTTTTTGAATTAACATATTAACCTTTTAATTGTTGAAAAAACTCGTCTGATTGACGTTTAAGTCCTTGAAATCCACCCTCTACTAATAACTTGCCGTCTTTGTAGATTTGTGGAACTGTGCGATGACCTTCGCCTAGCACAAATTCACGTGCTTCGCTATCTTCATCAATTTTGATTTCTTCAAACGCAACGCCTTTTAATTGTAGTAGACTTTTTGCTTGAACGCAAAAAGGGCAGTTGTTTTTTGAGTATACTGTAATCATATTATAAACTAAATCCTTTGAATGTATTATTATCGACGTCTTGTTTTGTACCACCAATGACGTAAGTGGTGATTTCAGTTTCTTGTGGTGCTACTTGTACTTCTGCACCAGCAATCCATTTAGCTGTCCAAGGTAGCGGATTACTTGATCCTGGCTTCATACCACAGTCTAGTCCTACTGCGGTCATACGCTTACAAGTTAACCAATCAACATATTGACTTAACAGTACTTCGTTAAGACCAATCATTGAACCATCCTTAAACAAGTATTTGGCCCATTGCTTTTCTTGTGCGGCAGCCGCTAAAAACATCTGCTCACAGTCGGCTTTGGTTTCCGCTTTAAGCGATGCATAGTCTGGGTCGTCTTGCGGTAACAATTTAAGTAGAGTTTGTGTACTACCTAAATGTATATTTTCGTCCCGGGCTATAAGTTTAATTATCTTCGCATTGCCTTCCATCTTTTTTAATTCCGCAAATGCCCATGAGCAAGCAAAACTAACGTAAAAGCGAATACCTTCTAGTGCGTTTACACTATTAAGGCATAACCATAATTTGCGTTTGAGCTCGTATGGATCTACCACAATAGTTTGGCCGTTGACTGTATGTGTGCCATAGCCTAGCATACGGTACCAACCCGACGCTTCAATCAGTTCATCATAGTAACGACTGATGTCGCCAGCACAGGCCACAATCTCTTCTAGTTCTAATAGTTCATCAAACACTTCGCTTGGGTTAGCGTAGACATTACGAATAATGTGTGTGTAACTGCGTGAGTGAATAGTTTCGTTAAAGGCCCAAGTTTCAATCCAAGTTTCTAATTCAGGAATAGTAGCAAGAGGAAGGAAAGCCAAGTTGGGACTACGACCTTGTACAGAGTCTAATAAAATTTGGCGCTTAAGGTTACTGGTAAAAATGTGCTTTTCAAAATCAGTTAAATCTTTGAAATCCTTGGCATCATGTACAACATCAACTTCTTCTGGACGCCAAAAGAAACCTAACTGTTTATCAGTTAACTTATCGAATTGACGATACTTTAATACATCATATCTTTGTACCGCTGGAGTTCCGTTAGTATCTAAAAAAGCCAATGATTTGGTGTGATCTGTTTTACGAATATTGAATACGCTCATTTTTATTATTATCCTCTTATGTAATTATATAGTTCGTCGGCGATATCAGCGTGTGCTTTAATTGTTGGATGTGCAGTAGCACAGTCTAACAATCCTTGCGCCTGTAGATCTTTAATTGCTCGATTATTATATTGTTGTTCGATTGTTGGCTTTAATAGATTAAGCCAAGGTACACTTGAATTGCTAAGTTTGACCTTGTGCTTGACACACAGGAAACTTAACATATCATTATTATTTTCTTTAACACGATAAAAAATATTATCGCCTACAGCAACATTTAAGTCATTGCCAGTATAGCCGTGGAAGCTGTTAAAAAATAAATGCTCAATGTTATGAGCAGTTAAATAGGCATCCAACATAACAACATTGTTGCCTAGTTTTTCTAATTCGTATTCTTTATTCCAAAAATGTTTGAAGTAGTATTTTGATTCTTCTTGAAGATTTTGATCTTTGTAAAGGCGTCCGTATAGACAAGGTTCTATAGACTCTGTAGAGTTACTATACATTTCCCAACGATAGATACTGGTAATGCCCCATAGAACAAATATTTGACTGTATTCGTTTTTGTGTGATTCAACAAAGTCAATTAGTTTTCTAACTTGTTCTTGATTACTGGCTCCGTGGCGAGCAATAAAATGCAATTGGTCTAGGCCAAGTTGACGCTGTAGTCGTCCGGCAAAACTATGTTCAGCAACCACAACAGGATCCTCAATGTGATCAAAGTCATGCGTTAGAGCCAACGGATCGGTGTCGATACTTTTGCCGGCTACCCAAGAGCAACCGACAGCAACTAATACACTAGGTTTCATATCACGCAACTATCGCAATCAGCATCATCCGCTACAGGCTCAAGTTGATCTTGTTTTCCAGCTAGTTTATCAATGTCAATTTCACCTTGGCCATCATTGGTATTAAAATAATACAACTGCTTACCGCCATACTTATAAAACTGAATCACATCCTTAAGCATATCGCTCATAGGAATTTTTTCATCATCATAAAAATGTGGGTTGTATGAAGTGTTTACACTGATACCTTGATCAATGTATTTTTGTAGTACTGCACACAGCTTCAAGTAACCTTCTGGGCTACGTTGATCCCATAATAATTCATATTTGTTTTTTAGACGACGATACTCAGGCACAACCTGCTTGAGTACACCGTGTTTGCTTTGTTTAATACTTACATAGCTACGTGGGGGCTCAATGCCGTTTGTTGCATTGCTAATTTGAGCACTTGTCTCTGCAGGCATTAAAGCCATTAGGGTAGCATTACGCTGACCAGTAGCTTTGATTTGTTTACGTAGTTCTGCCCAAGGCATACGCTCTTGGTGTGCGACTAATTCATCAATTTCTGCCTTACGTGTGTCGATAGGCAAACGACCATCAGCTGACTTAAGATCTTGCCAACGACCGCAAGGTCCTTGTTCAACGGCGAGATCAGCTGATGCTTTTAATAGGTAATAACTCCAGGCTTCTGCATACTCATCAACAATGGCCAAGGCACGCGGATCGCTGTAGCTGACATCATTCTTGGCTAAGAAGTAGGCAAAGTTAATAATACCTACACCCAATGGACGGAATTCTTTTGTAGCCAATTCAGCGGCACGAACAGGATAGTTTTGATATGACAGTAGTGCATCTAAACCACGTACAGCAAGTGTACAAGGTTTTTCAAAATCCTGCGGGCTCTTTACAGTACCCCAGTTAATAGCACTTAGCGTACATAATGCAATACGACCTAGTTCGTCGTTGACGTCTTTTAATGGAACTGTTGGTAAGTCAATTTCACAGCAAAGGTTACTCATCTTAACGGGTGCTACTTTTTCGTTAAAGGGGCTGTGTGTATTAGCGTGGTCTACGTTTTGTAAGTAAATACGTCCAGTATCTTTACGCTCTTGCATAAAGCGACTAAACAGTTCTGCGGCTTTGAAAGTCTTTTTACGCAACTTAGTATTGCGTTCGGCACGTTCATATAACTCTTTGAAACGATCTTGATCGTTGAAGAAGGCTTCGTACATTTCAGGCACATCGTGGGGACTAAACAAGGTAATATCGCCACCTGTGATGAGTCTTTCGTACATTAATTTGTTAAATTGGACACCGTAATCCATGTGGCGTACACGATTATCCTCTGTGCCCTTGTTATTCTTCAATACAAGAAGGTCTTCAACTTCTAAGTGCCAAACAGGATAGTATAGTGTTGCGGCACCGTTACGTACACCACCCTGACTGCATGAACGTACTGCGGTCTGGAAATGTTTGTAGAAAGGAACTACACCTGTGTGATATGCGTCGCCATTGCGAATTGGTGATCCCAATGCACGGATGCGCCCTGCACCGATACCGATGCCGGCTTTTTGGGATACGTACTTGACAATACTACTAGCAGTAGCGTTAATGCTATCAAGGCTATCATCTGTTTCAATGAGAACACAGGAACTGAACTGTTTCTGAGGAGTGCGTACACCAGCCATGACAGGGGTAGGAAGGCTAATGTCTCCAAGA